AACTTGTCAAATGTTGGCAGTGGTATTCTCTAAATGGTACTATAACTGGGGTAATGATTTATTACCTAAGAAAGATGGAACTCCTTACAATACAGAGAAGGGTGCTTTCCGTGGACATCCTTGCACAATATGGGCAGCAGAAAGTTTCGCCAATACTGCATGGTTGATTCAACATGGATTTGCTTTACTTAATGAGTATGAAACTAGATATGGTAAAGTTCATTCTTGTCAAACTGCAATGAATGCAGCAGAAGAAGTATTTGAAAAACATACAGGTAAAACATTAGATTGTCACAAAGAGGCAACACCGTTTGCTTTTGCTGGCCCTGATGAGTTTAAGCATGATTCAAGTATTGATATTCTAACTAAGTATAAAAGGTATATTGCATCTAAACCTTGGGTGTGCGATAATTATCTTAGGAAACCAGATCGTAAACCTAATTGGTTATGAGTGATTTTGTATGGGTAGAAAAGTATCGACCCAAAACAATTGATGAATGTATTCTTCCTGACAGTATTAAAAAAACATTTCAAGATTTTTTAATCGCAGGAGAAATACCACATATGTTGTTATCAGGCCCTCCGGGAATTGGTAAAACTACTGTGGCAAAAGCATTATGCAATCAACTTGGAGTAGATTACTATGTTATTAATGGATCGGATGAAGGACGTTTTCTCGGCACTGTTCGGAACAACGCGAAGAACTTCGCATCTACAGTCTCTCTTACAGGTGAGTCGAAACATAAAGTCATCATCATCGATGAAGCAGACAATACCACTACCGATGTACAACTCCTTCTCAGAGCGAGTATTGAGGAGTTCTCTAGAAACTGCAGATTTATTTTCACCTGCAACTATAAAAATAAAATCATCGCTCCTCTCCATAGCAGGTTTACTACTATTGACTTCGTTGTTAATAAAAAAGACAAACCGTCAATAGCAGCACAGTTCTTTGCAAGAATTAATCAGATTCTTGATAAGGAAAATATTGAAAGTGATAAGAAAGTAGTTGCTGAACTTATTAACAAATATTTCCCTGATTGGAGAAGAGTGTTAAATGAGTGTCAAAGATACTCAGTTAGTGGAAAAATAGATAGTGGTATTTTAGCAGCATTCACAGATGTAAAAGTAGATGAACTTACAAAGAACCTCAAAGAAAAGAACTTTCCGTCAGTACGCAAATGGGTTGTCGATAACTTGGACAATGATCCTACTGTACTTATGCGTCATGTTTACGATGCTCTTTATAGCACCCTTAAAAACACTAGCATTCCTGCTGCTGTGCTTATTATTGCTCGTTATTCTTATCAAATTGCCTTCGTAGCAGATCAAGAGATTAACCTTCTAGCTTGCTTAACCGAAATTATGGTTGAGTGTGAATTCAAGTAAAAAATTATTATGACTGTAAAATTAATTCGTATGTGGTCTGGCGAAGATGTAATCGCTGACGTTACTAAAGAGGACACTGATTCAATAACAATCACTGATCCAATTGTGGCTGTACCATCACAACAACAGGGACAAATTGCATTTGCCCCTTGGTCTCCTTTATCTCAAAAAGGTGAATTAGAAATCACCTCAAAGTATATTGTTTATACCACTGATCCACAACCAGATATTATTGAACAATATAATTCAATGTTCGGCAAAATATCAAAACCAACTAAGAAACTAATATTATGAACTGTTGGCACTGTAACACAGAATTAATCTGGGGTGGTGATCATGATCTTGACGATTTTGATGAAGCAGAGTATAGTATGGTAACAAACTTATCATGTCCTCGATGTCATTCATATGTTGAGGTTTATTATCCTAGTAAAAACTATGAAAACGAGCAAGAAACCAATTCAAAAAATTAAACATCAGATTAAATCAAATATGTATTACATCTTCTGGGGTGCTGCTACTATTGCAGTTATGGCAGGTCAAATTTATGTTGGTAATGGATATCGTACAATGTCGGAATCTATTAGAGATCTTACTGAAATGATTGAAATAAAATTTGAATATGATTTACTTAAAGACTCTAGAAGAAAAATGCCAGTTATACAATGAAAATTGTTGTTAGAAACAAGTATGAAGGTAATGATGTAATACAAACAAGAACCCTTACATTTGAACCATATCCTTATAATCAAATAGAATTAGTAATTGAAAAAATTAAAGATAATCTATCTCCAGATTTAATCAAGAAAAGAAAATCTTTGATGTATCCTAGTGATTTATTAAGAAATAAGTATTATGGACATTGCTATCATTCGACACAAGCATTATTTTATTTGATGGACACTGATAGATTAATTCCTATGAGTGGCAAAGATTATAGAGGTGAGGCTCACTGGTGGTTGCAAGATGAAGATAAGATATATGATGCTACTGCAAATCAATACCTTGACAAACAGAAAGTACCACCATATAATGAAGGTAAGAAATCAAAATGGTATGGTTGGAAGCAACGACCACATCAAAGTTCATTGGCCTTGACAATTAGAGTTCTGGGTGATAAACTGATTTCAGATGAAATAACTTAGTTATTTCACACCCCTTATACCACTCCAAAAGAGTTGGTTTGTTTTTTTATTTTTGAATTTTATGTTAAAGTCTAAAAAGCCCGCACTTGGTGTAGGCCAAAAGTCTGCTGATGCTTTAAAATCAGTACTCGCTGTTGATCTAGTTAAAGAGAACAGATTTAAGAATTTACTCAGAGTAGTAAAAGATAATATTGACCGAGCAGGGATACTTCTGCCGGTAGCAAAAAGTCAATCTTTTTTATCTATAGATGAATTTAAAGCACTCTATTCATCACAACTAAAAGATTACGAAACTTACATAGTAAATGTTCCTATTTCTTTAATCAATTACAGGCAAGGACAAATTCGTTTGGTTCGTCCAGAGTTTTGTGTTCAAAACTATAACTTGTTTAACCATGTAGTTGATTTTTGTCAATCGGAATTTCCTGTTTCATTTTATGATGAAAATGTTGGATTTTTTGACATAATCAAAAAACAACATCTTACCGCACAAGTCGCTGCAATCTCACATGTTAAAGGTGAAGATACTTTACTTCCCATGAGAGTAACTGCATTCAAATCATCTGTATCGTCTATAGACAGAGATGTATTAAGATCTAAGAGATTTTATGATGAAGTACAAGGTATCAACGATACTAAAGAGTGGGAGAAACTCCTTCATCAATGTCAGGTAGGTCTTGAAAGTGCTACACAGATAAGAGATTTCTATTATTCGATTCCCGGATTAACTTGGCAACCAATTGACTTTCCTTTTCCTTATGTAAAGGATGCACAATTCTCTTGCACAAAAGTTTCTCAGTTTGGTAAACTAATTCAGTATGCAGTAAATGATGATGCATTACATGAATTAAGATCGATTGTTCAAACTCTTTGTAATACCCTTGATTGGGAAAGAGAAGCACCTAAGAAAGAACTCTCTGTTTATCTTGTCAGAGCATTCTATAACTTTGAGAAAAGATTACATCCATTACTTGATGATGCTATGGGTGGATTAGGTCTTCCTTATGACATCCTAGATCATATTGAAGATTTCTTCTCAAATAAAACACAGAAAATGTTTCTTGGTAGCACAAGTATAGATAAGAAGCCTTGGCAACATCTTGTTAAGGTTGCAGATCAGGTCAATCTTAGATTGATTGAAACTGGTTTTATTGATTCACCATTCTTCTCACTTCAACGATCTAAGTTTGTTGATGCTGTATATGCACTAGCAAATCCAGTCATGGGCAAGGCTAAGAAAGAATCAGTTGAGAGAGATCTGATTGAGAAGTACATTAAAATTCATGTTAGAAATTTTAATTGATTACATTGGCAAATGATAAATCCTATGTTATAATAGGATTATGACAATTAATCTTATTTCTAAAGATAATACCTTATGGGCTGCTGATGAGTTCATAAGGTATTTTTCGCGTATGGGAAATATTGAAGATTATCTTAGATATGTTAAGAAAGAAACTGTTAAAAGTTTTAGTGCTCTTACATCATTTGAAGATGAATTTTTAAATGAAGATATTCATCCAAACGATATGGAGTTTGATATTCGATTTATAGGTGATAGATTTCAAAATAGTCTTCCACAAGATTATTACAAAACAATGTTGGGTGCTGTTTCATCACATAATAATGAGACAAATATTCCCGGTAGAGAATTGCGTTGGATGGTATATGAAAAGAATACAAATAAAGTTATTGGGTTTATCCGATTTGGTTCCCCTACAATTAATTCTAAACCAAGAAATCTTTGGTTAGGTAAACCAGCCAATTTAACTTTGATGAATCGCCACACTGCGATGGGTTTTGTAATTGTTCCTTCGCAACCATTTGGATATAATTATCTTGGTGGTAAATTATTGGCATTGTTATGTTGTTCACATTTTGCAAGAGAAACAATATCTAAAGTATTTGATAAAGAGATAGCATTATTTGAAACAACATCTTTATATGGATCTACGACATCTGCATCACAGTATGATGGACTAAAACCTTTTATGAGATATAAAGGACTAACTGAAAGTAAGTTCACACCATTACTTCATGATGATGCATTTCATAGGTTACATAATCGTTTTAAAGAATGGAATGATAACACACCTCTTACAGATAATAAAGCATCATCTAAAAAGATGAAGAGACAATCAAAGATGATATCAATTATTAAAAACTCCATGAAAGAATATGATATGAATACAGAGTTAAAACAATTTACAGATACTATAGACATGGCACTTAACTTAACACAGAAGAAAAGATTTTATATTTCTGATTATGGTTATGGTAATGTTCGTGAAGTTATTAATGGAGAGCAAGATAAATTAGTTCGTGGTCAGAACTGGGATAAGTTTCATCTTGAAAACATATTGGCATGGTGGAAGAAGAAAGCAACTAAGAGATATGATAAGTTGAAAGCAGAGGGTAGATTCAGAGATAAGGTTGAACTATGGACACAAGACGATGACATACAAATCATCCGATAATAAATACTTAAAAATAAGTGCGAAGGATGAAGACATTTAAGGAGTTCCTAGACGAGAGTAGTCTCAGTAGAATTAAAAGTAAATCTGATAAAGGTGGGATGGCTGCACTGTCTGCATCCAGAGCAGATAAATCTGCAAAGGAAAATCGTGCAAGAGCAAAACAATTAGACAGGGATATTCGTGGTAGAGGATTAGGTGGTGCTACAAAAGTAACTGGTTCATACATGGAGAAAGATAAAAAAACTGGTGAGGAAAAGAAAGTAAAAGAAAGAAGTCACATTGTTTCCTCTGGTAAGATGGGTAAGAGAAAGTTTAAGAAAACAGTAAAGGCACTTGGTAAAAAGTATGGGCAGGATTCCGTCTTGACACAAACGAAAAAAACTGGTACACTATCAGCAACAAGAAAAGGTGGACTTGGTAAAGCAAAAAATGTTAAATTAGGTAAATTTAAACCACAGGGTAAAAACCCAGAAGGTCAATCACAAATCAAAGGAAAAACTTTTACATACGGATAATGACAACACCACTTTATGATGACTCCAACTGGAGAGAAGAATACAAATCTTTTGCCAGAAACAAAATGGAAATTGAATTACTTGAAAATGGCCCTAAGAGTTTATCTCAATCATGGCATCTTCAAGCACTCTATAGTAATTGGAAAAAGATGAAAGGATATAATAAATTAGACCCAAAAGAAAATGAGGGTCAAATGCAATCATCAATGAAAGATTTTTTTAATCATCAAAAAGATCAAGGCATCTAAAGTATGAATAAACTTTGGAGAATATGGGCGAAAGCATTAGGTGATAAATCTGGCAAGAACGATAAGGAAGCAGATTATGTAGCGATGATAAGAACCTTTA